GCTGACCGCACCCGGAGCAAATCAACTTTAGCCCCGCCTTTTTCCGCCTCACCCACAGCTTCAGCTTTTTACCCGGCTCATCGATTTCCTTCGCATATACCTGGTATCCGGGCCATCCCAGGACTCTTGTCCAGTCACGCTCCTTCATGCCCTCAGACTAGCGCACGCGTCAAGACAGTCGAATTCCCGCTCAGAGCCTACAAAGCATGCTCATCGAAGCAGCCAATACTGGCGCCGCGCTGAAATGCGGAACTGGCGCTGGTGTATGAGCGAGAGAAGCAGAAGGGGAATTGCAACCAAGCCACGGCATGAGTTAACTACCGGGTGGCGGCGATTTTCGGGTCCGCTGAAAACCTCTCACCTCTGACTTCCTTTTCATAGCCTCTCGACAGGTTAATTACCGCCATTTGGGGTTTTGAGGACGAGGCCTGAGGGCCTTGGTCGTTACCCATAAACCTAGGCTTCAAAAAGGCTTAGTGCCAATACTCGACTCTTGATTTTGGGGGTTTTCGGAAACACTGAAAGGGAAATCATCCCTGAGGGAACCTTGCTTTCCAGGCGGCAAAGAGCGCACATGGTGGTGGCCGGGTGCAGGCAGGCGAGGTCTTCCCGCACTTCGGCAAAACGGTCCAGAGAGGAAACAGAGAGCCGAATGAGCGAAGTTAAACGACGTCCAAACACACCCTTGTGGCGCGAAATCGACGCCTTGCGACACCAAACTGTCAGTCAGTTGAGGGTTAAGTACCTGGAAGTGTTCAGGCAAGAGTCGCGATCCAATAACCGGGGATTTCTCGTGAGGAGGCTGGCTTGGCGACTGCAGGCCAACACCGAAGGTGGCTTATCGGAGCGAGCACGCCAGCGCGCCGTGCTGGTGGCCGAGGAGGTGGACTTGAGGATTCGAGCGCCGCAGTCGTTCCTGAAGGAGCTTTCGCAAGGGAACCGCGATCCGCGGCTGCCGGCGGTGGAAACTCGCCTGAATCGCGAATTCCAGGGCCGGAACGTATCGGTGGAAGTATTGGAGAAAGGGTTCCGCTACGAGGAGCATGTTTATCGATCGCTGAGCGCGGTGGCGCGGCAGGTGAGCGGCGTGCAGTGGAATGGGTTCGCATTCTTTTCATTGCCAGTGAACGTGGGGCGACGTCATGGGTCGTGAACGTCGGCGTCCGGGCGCGGAGCAGGATCAGCCCCAGTCGAGTCCTTTTCGGTGCGCGATTTACACTCGAAAATCGACAGAAGAAGGACTGGCTCAGGAGTTCAATACACTCGAAGCACAGCGGGAGTCAGCCGAGGCTTATGTTCAGAGCCAGGTTCATGCCGGATGGACAACGCTCGCAGAACGCTATGACGATGGCGGATACACCGGCGCCAACCTGGAGCGACCCGCGTTGCGCAAACTCCTCGCGGACATCGAAGACGGTCGAATCGACTGCGTGCTGGTATATAAGGTTGATCGGCTCAGCCGGTCGCTGCTGGATTTCGCACGTCTGATGGAGATTTTCGAGCGGCGAAAGGTCAGCCTGGTATCGGTCACGCAGCCGCTGAATACCACCGGTTCGCTCGGGTGGTTGACGCGCAATATCCTTTTATCGTTTGCGGAATTTGAGCGGCAGATGATTGCCGACCGAACCCGTGACAAGATGGGCGCCGCTCGGCGCAAGGGAAAATGGGTGGGCGGCATGCCGGTGCTCGGCTACGATATCGCGGCGACCGGGGGCAAGCTGGTCGTCAACGCGGAGGAAGCGGATCGGGTGAAGTCGATCTTCGCGTTATACCTGCAGCATCCATCCTTGGCGTTGGCACTCGGGGAGATGCAGGCCCGCCAGTGGACTACGAAGCGGTGGATTACCCGCGACGGAAAGGAGCACTTAGGACGGCCGTTCACGAAACCAATTTTGCACCGTTTACTGCAGAACGTCCTCTATATCGGGAAGGTCTCGCATCAGGACGTGGTGTACGCCGGCGAGCAGGCGCCGATTGTCGAGGATTCCATTTAGAAATTGGTCAACGAGAAGCTTGCCCAGGAACACAGCGCAGCGTCTATCGGTGCAGCGGCGAAGGCGACCGGGATCGCCCGTCGGCGTTCCACGGCACTCGCCGCGCCAGCGGAACCCGTGTCTCGGATCACGCGGCTGCTGGCGTTGGCACTGAAATTCGAGGAACTGATCCGGTCCGGAACGGTGACCAACTATGCAGTCCTCGCGCAGGTAGCGCAGGTCTCGCGCTCGCGGGTCACCCAGATGACGGCCCTGTTGAATCTCGCTCCCGACATACAGGAAGAAATCCTATTCCTGCCAGCAGTGCAAGCGCGTCGATTTCGAATCTCCGAGCCGTCGCTGCGGAAGTTGACCGCGACGCTGCTCTGGAACCAGCAACGCGAGCAGTGGAAAAACCTGCGCCGAACGGTTCGACCGGGTCCCAAGGCATCAGTACCGGCCATAATGAATTAGGACTCTCGGAGATATCACGATGGCCAAGGTAGCCAACACGGCCTTCCAGTTGAATTGCCGCGAGAAGTTCTGTCCCGGCTCGACCCGAGACTTAAGGAACTTCATTCCCAACTCCCGTCTGTCCTCGCTTCACGGATTGCCGTTCTCGTGAGAGCGGCGCGGTCCCGACGAATCGACCCCAACCGCGTTGTTAGATATGCGTTTCTGTATGCGACGGCGGAGCGGCAAACGCAGAGCGACGCAGTCTCCGACGAGCATACGAGACGCGCGAAACGAGAACTGGCCGGGGAGATACACGGATTCGCCGGCGGCTATCGAGAGGATGCGGAGGCAACGCGACTATTCCGAAGCGGTCGCCGGGCTTTGCAGCAAATCCAGGCTTCCCTCGATGCTCTGTTGGGGCGCTGGCGAGCGTTCGAGCAAGTCGTCGGGAAGCATCGATCCGAGTTGCCCGTGCATGTGCAACCACGATTCGCCGATTCGGCCTTGAGCAAGCTTGGGAAGAGGCTGCACAATATGCGGGTCGCCATCGTGCTCGAGGAAGAGGACCTCACTAGCGAAAGAGATGGCGAGCAGAACAGGCATTCAGTGATAACCCAAACCTACATTTGGTGGCGCCTGGTTCTTGGGCCGTACTCCGGAAAATGGAGCGACATGCACCAACTTGCACGCACATGGCGCATGTCCCCATCACTGTCGTTGAAAGACTTTCAAACTGTTGTGAACCGCAGTTCGAAAGGCGCTGTTTCCGTCTCCCCTCTCGGAAGTCCCTGGGATTCTGTGCTTTCCGAGAAACTTTAACATCGCCGCGACTGCCCCCCTACCCGTCCCTCAAACACTGTCGGCCGTTTGAGCCCCCCTTCGACCGCATACTTCGTCGTAAGAGGTAACACAAAGATGAACATTGAATTACGGCTATTGAAGGACGTCGTTCCTTACGCCAAAAACCTGAGGAAGATTCCGCAGAGGGCTATCGACAAGGTCGCGCTGTCGATCGCGGAATTTGGACCTCGACAACCGATTGTCGTCGATGAGGCTGGCGTCATCATCGTGGGAACCGTCCGCTATCTGGCGGCCAAAAAGAACGGCCTGGAGAGCTTTCCGGTTCACATAGCTGAGGGCTTGACGCCGGCTCAGGTCCGGGAATATCGCGTCATGGACAACCGGAGCCACCAGGAAACGGACTGGGATCTGGACATAGTCACGCTCGAAATGATCGAACTTGAGGCACTGAAATGCGATCTTACATTCACCGGCTTTGAGCCGCGCGAGATCGACGAATTCTTGACGGATGGTGTGGACGATCAGGCTGCGAACGAGGCGCCCGCTCCTCCCACGAAGCCGGTCTCGCGGCCCGGCGACTTATGGCTTTGCGGTCCCCATCGGGTGCTCGATGGAGACGCGACAAACCCGGGACACGTGACGCGTGCTCTGGGAGATTTGCGACCGCCATTGATGACTGTAGATGCGCCATATGGCGTATCCCTTGAACCGCTTTGGAGGCAGGAAGCGGGACTCGGAACACCCGTCCAAAACGGCAAAATCGCGAATGATGACCGCGTGGATTGGAGCGAGGCCTACAAATTATTTCCGGGCGATGTCGCTCTTATATGGCACGCTGGTATTCATTCCGGTCCGGTGGCGGCCGGAATTCAGAATGTGGGTTTCGAGATTCGCGCGCAGATTATTTGGACAAAACCGCACTTCGTGCTGAGCCGCGGCGCCTATCATTGAGCCCACGAGCCCGCGTATTATTGCGTCCGCAAAGGCGCTCGCTCGCACTTTCGCGGGGATCGCACGCAATCCACAGTTTGGCCCGTCGCGACTTTAAATCCGTTTGGCGGCAAGAACCAGGAAGAGACTGCGACGGGGCATGGTTCGCAAAAACCGATAGAGCTCTTTCGCCGCCCGATCCTCAATCACACCGAACGCGGGGAGGCCGTGTATGACCCATTTTTGGGGTCGGGGACTTCTGTCATTGCCGCGGAATTAACGGAGCGGGTCTGTTGCGGTCTCGAAATCGACGATCGTTATTGCGACGTCATCGTATGCCGGTGGCAACAGCTTACGGGGCGCGTGGCGACGCTTGATGGCGACGGCCGCAGCTTCGATGAGATCAAGGCTGAACGGCTCTCTTAGGGTAGTTCACTTCAAACAGACATTCCTACGGGTACTTGAGCACATGGGTTCGAGTACCCAAACTTCAACTTTCATTGCATAGGAGTAATATGGCAAGACCAAAATTCGTACCAACAGACGAGCAGCGGCGGACGGTAAAATCGCTGTCCGCTTACGGAATTAAGCAGGACGGCATCGCTCGCGTGCTCCATTTCCGCTCCCCCAAAACACTCAGAAAACATTTTCGCGAGGAATTGAGTCTCGGCGAAATCGAGGCCGTAGCTCAGGTGGCCCAGACCCATTATCAGATGGCGAAGTCCGGCAAATACCCGGTCTCTACCATCCACTTCCTTGAAAAACGGCAGCGCTGGCTGGACGTTCAGGACCTGGAGACC